TGATAAAAAAGTGTGCAAAAGTAGAAAAATATTCCCGAACGGGGCATTTTGTAGAATTTAGTAAATGACTCATTAATAAGGCTTTAAGTTATTTAAGGACTCTTTAATAAGTCTTTAACTTTACAATTCTGTCTCCATAACTTTACAATCCGTCGGAATAACTTTACAAATACCGACAATATGTATATTTTTTGCTGATTTTTATACATATAAATATCCATGTATATACAAAATATATACCTTTAGGTATCAAATAAGAATCATTCTCATGTAAATTTCATGCAAAAAATGGTCTTTTTGATTATTTAATACTAAGGTAAGTTCCCGTTGACTTTGGTGAAGATGAACTCAGCCTACCCCATTACTGAGGTGGCCTTCATCTAATTTGACTTATGGAGCCAGATAGAACCCGTCAGTCTTGCGAGGAATCGGCACTAACTTCGCCACCGATATTGCGTTGTTACATCCTCTTACCCTGCTAGTAACGCTTGTATCTAGGTTGCTACGATGTCGTTAGAGCCGCCAACCTAAACCGCAGAAAACAAAACCCCTTGGGGTTACATTAAGGTGACTTGTTTAATAAATGGCTCTAATTCATTTACTAAACACTCAATGCAACCCGAAGGGGTCTGGTTTAGAGCAATTGTACTAAGCAGAAGTCACCCTGCCAATACAGAATACCACACTTTTTAAATTATTCCAACTGGGTGAAGAAAGATTTATACGGAACCCCATACTTCTTGTGTAAAAGAATCTTATATTCATCTGGAATGGCCTTTACCTTGTTCCAATGAAATATTCGTTGTTGGCTAACTCCCAAGGCTTTTGCCGAAGCATTTAACGAACCGTGTTTTTTTACAACATAAATAAGTGGTAAATAAAACCTATCTGTAGTACCCGTTTCCACATTTTCTCCTATATCTAGTATTAGGGAATATACCACAAAATATATTTGCACAAGTAATATTTGTAGTGATATAGTTTAATCTCACTAACACAAAGGGAGAAGTGACATGGGATATGACAGTTGGTTGCAAAGCGGTGCTTATGACAATGAAGATGAAGAAATCTACATTGAGAACAGAGTTCCTGAGTTGATGGAAGAAGAGGACTATGACCCTTCAGATGTATCACACATGGCAGAGGCTATCTCTGAGGCTTCAGAAGATGACCAAGCTACCATCCGTGACTACATTGAACAAAAGGATTGGGCTAAGTTGGGATTGAAGTTGTACGTAATGTCGTACGACTACATGGAGAAGTTTGCTGAATCTGCAGCACAACGTGAAGTGGAGCAAGGACTATGAGAATACCGCCTGTAATGCCCGTTATTCCGCTTGTGCCAACTCACAACAAACAACCACCAAAGGATAGAAAATGAAACAACTATTATTATTAAGCATTACTTTAGTCGGATTGACTATGTGCCACTATGCACCTGCTCAAACCACTCAAATCATTACGCCAGACGGTAAAATGGTTACTTGCATTCAAAACGGACAGCTAATTACCTGCTTTTAATATGACAACCTTTACATTTGAAGACTACACACCATTTGAACCACCTAGAAAGGCATTAACAGATGAAGAAATCGACGTTATCGGATTTAATCTTAACTATCCGTTCTCTATTCGAAAAATTGCTAGGGCCATCGAAGTCGCCCACGGAATTGTCCAGGAGAGCAGTATCCAAACCAAGGAGAGCACCAGTGAAAACAGTTAAAGTACCTGCAGTAAAAAAGACTAGCGGTAAAGTAGTCAAGGCTAAATCTAAACAACAGTCACATGATGATTTAAAGACTGAGGGTCAACGTGGATTTATTCTGTCAGACGGAACATTTGCAGGGCGTGAAGAGGCTGCAACAGTAGCCAAGAAGGCCAAGCAAGTTCCTAAGACTGTAAAGAAATTACACTTTGAAGACTTGCGGAAGAAAAAGAAATGAAATTTAACAATGTTGAAGGACTGCTTATTGTAATCCTCTGCATTACATCAGTTGTGGACACAGTGGTTAATATCTTAACTTACATTAAAGGGTGATATGGGTGAGGTTATAGACTTTCCAGACGGCACAGTAGGAGATGTACCAGTAGATGGTGTTCTTGATGGTGCCAAGCTATTGCAGATGGTTTGCATCATGGGTTACGACAAAGATGGTAATGAATACTTTGCTAGTAGCTCTGGGGACATTAAAGAGATTAATTGGTTGTTAGATAGGTATAAAAACTTTTTACAGGGGATTGCAGATGACGGGGAATAAATGGGACGCTTTACAAGAGTTCAAAAATTGGTGGATGAATAATGGTTGCCCCATAGTTCCTCCATTTGAAAGTCCTATTCACTGTACTGATATTGCCTATGCCTTGTGTATATACAGGTCAGGAAGATTCCAAGTAGAGCTATATGTTGTCAAGCCCAATACAGAGACTACAAAGCATAGTCACCCTAATATTGAGTCTATCTCTATGTACCTTACTGGCAATATGTCATTTGCTAAAGAAAATGGTGATTACCTTGATTTAAGTGCATTACAGAAAGAAGCAGAGAATGGTACTCATGTTCTTTTAGGCACCGTTGCAGAATCAAACGATGGTCAAGTTCATTCACTTAAAGTAGGCCCTGAAGGTGGTGCTTTCTTAATATTTGAATTTTGGAAAGATAGAGACCCTGTATCAGTAACTGTACATTGGGAAGGTGATTTGGTGGGAGACCAACACGCACAAACGAAAGGTAGTTATGTGGTCAACAGTTGAGGAGTTTAGAGATTGGTACATGGGTAATGGTATGCCAATCAGACCACCATTTAAAAATCCAGTATTTGTTACTGACAATGCAATGTCATTGTGTTTGTTTCGTGAGGGAAGGTTTCAGGTTGAGTTGTATCTAAATGAACCATTTGCCACCTCTCCTCCACATACTCACCCAGGTGTCGAGTCTGCATTTGTCTATCTAGCAGGAAATATTCAATTTAATCTTGAAGGTAGGGATAACCCTGACGCACAACAATGGCAAAAACCATCACCTGAAGGCTATCATATGTTGTTTGGCAAAACTGTTAGCTCTCCAGATGGAATTCCACATTGGTTAAAGATTGGGCCTGAAGGGGGAGCATTCCTATCTTTTGAATATTGGAAAGACCAAGACCCAGTATCGGTTACGGTAAACTGGAATGGGGATTCAGTAGGAAAAGAGCACGATAAGATTTTAAACAAGGGGGATAAAGTGAGCAAGATACAAGATGCCTATGAAGATTGGGCGGAAGAGTGGAAACCAGTAAACAAAATGCAACACCATCCAAGCAGCTATGAAGGATTTGAAGCTGGATGGATGGCTGCTATTGAGGTGATGTTAGAACGCCTAGAACTGGCTAAAACATGAATTTAAAAGATATGCAAACTGACCTAGAAATGGTTGCTGTTCAAGAGTTTAGATTTGACTACCATCCGTTTTATTCTTATCCAGTAATTTATACAAAGCATGGTTGGAAAAACGCAAAAACTGGTGAAATAACTTGGGAAAAAGTTAATATCGAACCATTGGGAAGGGCGCAAAACAAATGATTGAAACTCTAGTCAAGCCTGTCCCATTAGATAACGATATTGCCGTAATGAAGATATTGCATTTGATGGGGCAGTTAAGCCCTAAGGACATTAAACACGTTTTGACTATTGGTATGAGTGTATACAAGGTGGTAAGCAAGGAGGAGCCTGTTGATTCCAGCTATGCGTAACGCACAGGCTACCCATGTAGACTTTGGATTCTTACGAGGGTTTATACCTAGTAACCCTAAATTCATGCCATCTAACATTGATATGGTTCTAGAGCGTAGAGGCGTATTTTTGTTTGGGGAGTGGAAGCGTGAAGATGAAGAAATTAGCCAAGGACAAAAGATATTACTGACCAATCTAGCTTGGCACCATACGGTTATAATTATTACGGGATACGTAGACGACAAGCCTCACATTGGGTTAATTCAAAAGATGACCCCAACTGGTAAGTTAACTGTAGTGGGACAAGGTGAAGAGGACTTAATTAACTTTTTACGTGGCTGGTATGTAGAAGTAGAACGAGGTATTTTGTAAATTTAGGAGAAGTGATGATTGATTATTCTGAAATGAAAATGAACATTCAGAAATTAAACGAGCAAATTTATAGTTATATGAATGCTCGTAATGTAGTAGCAGCACAAGAAGTAGCAGAGAAATTAGAAATGTCAGCAATGATGTTAAAAAAAATGATTGACTACGAGTTAAATATCAAATATTATTTGTAGAGGGAGGTGGGAAAATGTCACAACAAGAACACTATGAAACAGTCATGCGTGAGCAAGAGCAGTTAGAGGCTCGCTTACAGGACTATAAATTTCACAAAGAAAAGTTGGAATGGGAATTAATGTCAGTAACAAATGACATAGAAAAGATTGAAACTTTAATAGCGCAATTAGAAAAGGAGTTAGGTAATGTCTCTCATAGTTAATGCAGGTAACGGTGGTGGTGGTGATTTTGAAAATTGTCCAGCAGGTTCATTTGCTGCACGATGCTACCAAATTATTGATTTAGGTCATCAAACCTTTGAATGGAAAGGTGAAGCTAAAGTAGCTCCTAAAGTTCGTATCACTTGGGAATTAAATGAACCAATGCAAGATGGTCGTCCATTCTCAATCTCACGTGAGTACACAGCATCTATTGGTGATAAGGCCAATCTACGTAAAGATTTAGAAGCCTGGCGTGGTCGTCCATTTACAGCAACCGAGTTACAGAACTTTAGCCTTGAGAATGTATTGGGTGCTCCATGTTTGTTAGGTGTAGTACATAAGCCATCTAAGGACGGCTCTAAAGTCTATGCCAACGTAGGGTCAATCATGGCTCTACCAAAAGGTATGGCTTGCCCTGAGTTGGTTAATCCTGCTGTCAAGTTTGATATTGGTGAGTTTGACCAAAACATCTTTAACTCATTGTCTAGCTATGTTCAGAAGAAGATTTTAATGAGCAAAGAACTTGAAGAGGGTGGTATTCCACAAGTTAAAGAAGTAGAACCTGAGATTGATGACGAAGCAGTACCGTTCTAGTTGTATGGGGGAAAGCGAATTCGGCACGTGAGTACCCCACCACGAGCGAAATGTACTTTTTTTGATGCTTCACATACATTGGGCGGTACAGAGTAGCTCACCAACATAGGGGATTTAGGGATGAATTATTTATCAGTATGTAGTGGTATAGAGGCTGCAACTTGTGCATGGCATAACCTTGGATGGAATCCTGTAGGGTTTTCCGAGATTGAGCCATTCCCAAGTGCCGTACTTAAACACCATTACCCAACTGTTCCTAATTTAGGGGACATGACAAAATATAAGGAGTGGAATCTTGACTCAGTTGGACTTTTGGTCGGAGGAACTCCCTGCCAATCATTCAGTGTTGCAGGGCTTAGAAAAGGACTTGAAGACCCAAGGGGGAACCTTGCCCTTAGCTATGTCGGAATTCTTGACCACTTTAGACCCAAGTGGTTCGTATGGGAAAACGTGCCAGGTGTCCTCAGTTCAAATGGTGGACGGGACTTTGGTTCCTTTCTCGGGGCGTTGGTCAAAATCGGGTATGGGTGGTCATATCGGGTGCTTGACGCTCAATATTTTGGAGTCCCCCAAAGACGTAGAAGAGTCTTTGTTGTCGGATGTCTTGGAGACTGGGAATCTGCTGCCAAAGTTTTATTTGAGTCCGACTGCTTGTCAGGGAATAATCAGAAGAGCCGAGTTAAGAGGGAAGCAACTGCCACCTATTCTGAAAGAGGCGTTGCATACGGTGGCTCAGATGGAGAATGTGCCGACACCGTAACGAGCAAGTGGGCTAAAGGTAGTGGTGGGCCTTCAGTTAATGAATGTGGCTTATTTGTAGCCCATAAGGTATATGAAACGCATCCTGCCGATAGTCGAGTTAAAGAGATGGGTGATGTATGTCAAACCGTTACAAGTCGTTGGGGTACTGGCGGTGGTAATGTACCATTAGTTCAAGCCTACAGTATCAGGGAAGATGCTAAAGCCAATAACTTTAGTGCCACTCCTTTGACAGTAACTCCTGCATTACAAGCTATGCAGCCAAGTGTTCAATCACATCACGCACAGACTTTTATTGCAGGGAATATGGCAGTCCGTAGATTGACACCTAGGGAATGCGAGAGGTTGCAAGGGTTCAAGGATGACTATACAGTTATACCTTGGAAAAAGGGGGAATCACCTGACGGTCACCGCTATAAGGCATTAGGTAACTCGATGGCAGTTCCAGTTATGAAGTGGATAGGGGAAAAAATCAATGAAATTAACAAACAAATTTAACCTGCCTGACCCAATAGTCAACGCAGTACAAAACCAAGGGTATACCCCAGGTAGTAGTGATATTACGGTTACCCAACTTATCCAACCGCCTCTGATTCGTCAGTTACGGATTAAGCACGACAACGACATCGAAGAGGACGCTTCAGACCGTGTTTGGGCGTTATTTGGGACTGCCGTACATCACCTGCTAGAAATGGCTTATAAAGGGCGTACAGCACGAGTAGAGGAGCGAGTCTATGCCGAGGTATCAGGATGGAAGCTAGGGGGCGCATTCGACGTTTTAGAGGGTTCTAGCCTATCTGATTACAAGGTGACCTCCGTATACTCTTCAGACGGCAAAATTGAGTGGGAACGCCAATTAAACGTGTTGAGATGGCTATTGCACAAAAACAACACTGAAGTGACCAAACTGAGCATTACAGCCATTTTTAGGGATTGGAGACCTCGTGAGGCACAGAAGAACCCTGACTACCCTAGAAGACCAATTATGACCCTTCCTGTACGGATGTGGACACTAGATGAAGCAGAGGCTTATGTCAAAGAACGTATTGCATTGCATCAATTAGCCGAGCCACCAATGTGTACAGATGAGGAAAGATGGACTACTCCTGAACAATGGGCCTTGATGAAAAAGGGTGGCAAACGAGCTATCAAACTATATCCGTCACAAGAGGGTGTTACACTCGGCACAGACCAGTTTTGGGAACATAGACCAGCTGCCTACCG